ACTAGAGGTTCCCTTTAATGAGGGAAGGCGAGAGGCTTTGAAGAAGGGGTCTGCTGTTAGTGGTCAAGCGGTGATACCTACCCCTCTCAAGATCGCTGCGGCAGCAGCGGGAGGCGGGGTCTTAGCCAAGGCTGCGCCAGAGATAGTTGCTGAAGTAGCAAAGAAGTTCAAGTATAACAGTCTTGCCGAATACTTGGCTGCTATTAAAAAGGCTGCTAAAGAAGATGCGCTAGATACCTTTCGTCAAGGAGAAAGTCCAGACGCACTAAATCATGCACTCCAATCCGGGGATTTCGATCACTACATTGCTGATGATCTAGCTGAAACGATGAAGCAACAGCTACAAGCCCATGAGGAGTTGTATGCTGTTGTCAAAGAGGTTGACACGGTTTATAATAAAGGTGGTGCTGGGGAGGGTATATTGACTACTCCTGAAAAGCATGGCGCTGATTTTCTTTACGAGAAACATAAAGAGATACTAGACGAGTTCTCTCCTCGTGCTAAAGAAGAGATGAGGGCATTGAAGGCAATCTTTGGTGATGATTGGCATGAGGTTGCCTCAGATCCTCAAGTCCTTGAGTCTATCAAGAAAGGTAGGATCCCCGGTGGAAGTTATCAGAGAATGAAGGATGGAAAGAAAATGTATATAAACCGAGGTATGGAATACTACACTCCCGATTATAAGTTCCATCCGAGAAATGACCTAGCTCAGAAGCCGGGGTACTACCTCTTTGATGAAACAGGGACAGACTACATTAACCCCATCTCATATGATCCTAAGGTTCCTACTGATCTTAGGGATTATCAGTATGAACCTCTCATGACCAGAGATGAAGCAAAGAAAACTATGGAAAATTTCATAAAGAGTCTTTACGGAGAATAATTAAATCTTCCTCCAAAGAAATACAAACCGGACAATGAAGAGGTCTATGGCTACGCCCCAACGTACTCCATACTCCTCTTCAAAGTCGGAAGAACTTACAAACTCTAGTCCTGCCATTACTCCGGTAATCCAGTTGCAGTTGATCTCAATGGCATTCATCTGGATGATCCTTCTTCCTGTAGGGTAGGTTGTTGCCGTATCTGTCCTTGATGTAGCGGGACGGGTAGACGATTGTCTCCTGTTCTAGCAGCTTGAACAAACGATTCTCTGTCCATCTACGCAGGACAAAGACATCGTAAGGCTCGTCATCATACCGCCTCGGGCTGAATGGATACATTCTTTGTTCTCCTTTTGGCAACACTTGTTGCTTTTCTGATAACACTAATCTTCCTTACCGTACCCTTCGGGATTTGGGAGCGTTGGTTATGCTCCTTGTCATGGGCTACGTCCATAGCGATTACGATGTGTTCATCATCCTCATGGACAAGGAAGCCCACGCTATGCACAACCGTAGGCTCGATCTTGTCCACCTTATCCTTCCATCCTGCGTCCTGAGCAGAGATATCTACCCACCAAATCTCAATAAGATCGTAGTGCTGTTTCGGACGCTTCCATTTAGATTCCGCAGATTCCACCATGACACGGATCGCTTTCCTCGTAGACTACTCCTGCGTGTTTAATCGCTTCTTCATATGGCACTACCGTAAGGGGCTGACCACCACGGCTACCATCAGGATAACAGGTGAACCCCCGCAATCCCGGAGCATACTTGGACAGAACCTTGGCGAACTTCTCAACCTTGTCATCATTGTTTCCAGTAGATCCCCATGACGGAAGGTTGATGGTTGACGAGATACTCATGTCAACATAGTCCTGTACTTCAGCTTGGAACTTGATTCGACGCTCGTAGTTGTCTGCCATCTCCAATGCGGTATCAATCTTATCCGGCTTAATGCCTAGCTCCTTGATCAGTCCGTCTGCAACGGCATCCACGACAAACTCAAAGTGCCATCGCGTTCCACCTTTAAGGTAACGACGCTTGTAGGCAGTTGCAAAGAGAGGCTCGATACCTGTCGTTGTTCCGGCAAGGATACCGATTGTCCCAGTTGGAGCGATAGCTCTGTACGCTTTCGGTCTGGAAAGGAACAGGCGATCACAATGCTCGTCGGCTGATCGTTTGCTCTCCTTTTCATAGACGCTTAACCATTTGTGTAATTCATCCGTTACCTCATACTTCTGTCCACGCTTCATGAGCCATTCGTGAATCCCCATAAGTCCGAGGCCAAGCCTGCGATTTTTCTCTCTAACTTTGTAAACTTTATCGTAGGGGAGAGTAGCGCGGACTGTTCCGCAAACCAAGAACTTGCTCCCAAGAGCAACCACGCTGCGTAACTCATCAACAGAACTAATGTTAGCCAGATTAACCGAACCGAGATTACACACATCTGAATCATCTTCAGACGTAACCTCAGTACATGCGTTGCGAAGCGTTTCATTCTCTTTGTCTCCGAAATTAAAACTGAATCCGGGTTCCCCTGTTGATAGGGCTTGCTTGCAATTCTCTAGAAATACAGGATTAGTAGCCCTATTATTATCAGCGAGCCAAGCATTATCGTAGTTGACGCTGATGTTGGTCATGTCGAGGGGAGCATTGAAGTTGAAGTTTACCTTCTTTGCTTCCCCTGCGGTCAGGGTGTCTGTTACTTTTTGAGTGTCCCAATTCTTTGCCTTGAGGAAAGTAGGTATATCCTCATGCCGCCAATTGAGAGATGCATAGATGGCCGAACGGCGGGAACCTCCTTGCATTACATTCCTGCCGATCTCATTCACAGCGTACATCAGAGGGATAGGCCCAGAACTAGTGCCACCTGTGCGGCGAAGAAGCCTACCAGAAGGCCGGAGGACGCTATAATCAATGCCAATACCACCGCCGCTGCTAAGACAAAGCATAGATCGCTTGACGACTTCTGCCCACTCTTCTCTTGTATCTTCCTCAGCCTTGAGCAGATAGCAGTTGTTGTAGAACGATACATCGCGGCCAGCATAATACAGATACCTCCCACCGGGAATGAACTTCATTTCCTTGATATACTCAACGAGTTGTTTGCGGTCATCTTCGGACATAAGAACCCGCTCCTTACCATTCCGAGAGCCACATACGTCTTCCACTAGCCTCTCGGCAAGGATATCCCAAGAGTCATTCGGCCCTTGGGCATACTTGAGGCGAAACACATTCTCCCCAAGGTTGGTTCTAAAGCGGTTCTTTTCCATTCAAGTAGTCCTTTATCTCTTTCTTGATTTCTTCCTCCTCAGCTTCACGCAGTCGGAGTGCGACATGGGCAGAGGCTTTATGCCTATACCGTTGGTTCTGAAGAAGCTCCCGATGCTGTTCTATCGAGAGCCTCTTGAACGATTTACTTTTTCTTTTTTCCACCTTTCGCTTTCTTAACGGGTTCGTCTTCCGGTTCTGCAAAATCGAAGGGGTAGTCTTCTTCATCATCATGAAGCGCCCCTGCGCCGCTATTCAGCACATCCACCTTGGCCTCTGTGTTGAACTGGTAGCCATTGGCTTTGAGGAATTCCATGAACGGCTCACACAGTTGATCCCAAGACGGCTGGTCAGGGAACTCATAGCACAGGTTGATGTTGGTAGAACGGCCATCGGGATCGTTATCACGCATACTCGATACAAATTCAATACGGAACATTATGATTTCTCCTTTTCAAGTCTAGCGATCTCTCGCTTAAGGAACTCGATTGCTTTCTTGAGATCCTTTACTGGTTCTCCCTTACGCTCGTAACGGGAGATATACTTCAACGCGGTTGCTGCAAAGTAATTCAACTTCCAATCTTCAATCACATCCCAAGGCTCATACTTCCTGCCTTCCACATAATGCTGCGGATGTTCGACAGCACGACGCGGTTCCCAACCATTCTTGATACCCGGATCGTTTGGCCATACTTCCAGCTTCCCATCCTTCCAAGTGTACCCTAGGTACTGATCTCGTGGAACTGGGTCAAGCGTTTCCATACTTACTCCTTAAGTAGTTAAGACTGACTGCCATCTCATCGAACGCCCCATCCTTAACATTGTGCATCATATACATACCACGCCAATGATTGTTGGTCTGAGGATTAAGGTAGGGTTCATCGTGTAGATAACACGACCCTGCTATCAAGGCCGTCATATCTGTACCGTCGCCCCGCTGCCCATATGCAATGTCACGCCCTTGCTGGTGTCCCGCAATGCAGGACATGTGTTTTTTCGTAAGCAGCATTCTAGCAGAAGTGATAGGTCTTCCCATGATTCCGCTACAAAAGTAATGCGAAAAGGCAACTCCTTCGATGACGACCTGTCTAAGGAAAGGATGTACGTCCCAGCCGAATTGCTCATATCCGAGATCCTCAACGCAAATGGTTCCTTCCAACCGTGGGTCTTCTTCAACCACTCGGTTAATTCTGTTTTCATGGTTGCCAAGCAACAGAACTTTTCGTGGTTCATACTGTGGTTTCTTATACTTCCTTTGTACATAGTTGTAGCGATTGATGGGATCGAGTAGCATCTCCATACCCTTCTTCGCTACTTCAATGTCCTTCTTGTACCGCCGTCCCTCAAAGGACTTCTTACCCACATCATATGCAGAGAGACTTTCCATGTCGGCAAAGTCTCCAAGGTGAACGATAACGTCAGGTCTTTTTGCTACCAGATACTTCCCGATCCAAGTCAGGTAGTGTAGGTTGATCCCCGGTTTTACTTGAGTGTCGGGGATTACTGCGATCTTCATCTTCGCTCCAATAAGTTGTTAGTAGATACAACGCAAGGCTTGCTTCCATTACTGCCAACGGAGTTTCTCTGTCCGCCTTTACGACAACCAACGGCATCAGCGTGTTGTCTTTGTCCTTCTGTGCGTTGACACAGGCTTGACGGTAGGCTCTATATATCGAGTTACGGGCAGTTGACTTACATTCCACAGCCAAAGGAATCCGTTTCTTTCCCGCCGCAGAGAGCATAATGTCACATCCTGCCTGTCCCATTCCGGTGCTGCGAACATCGTCCGGAGATAGGGAGGGACATAGTTCAAGTAGTTTGTCTCTGACATACTGTTGTAGTAGTCGTCCTTTCTGCTTGGCACTAGAGATCAAGATACGTTTCTTCGAACCCTTGCTCATTCAACTCCTTTCGGAACCTATCAGTAAACATCTCCTTAGGTTTCTGCTGTATCCAAAGCACATCACAGTTCATCAACAGACGGGTGTCATCCTTATACACCGCTCTCACACAGTCTAGCATCTCTTCGAACGAGTCGAGAGGATCAATAAGGTTTGCTGCCTTTTTCTCTCCGATACCTCGGATTCCTACTACGTTGTCGGCTGTATCCCCGATCAGGAGTTGCTTGAAGAAGTGACGCAAGCCCCCCATTGGGGTTACTTGTGTCTTGATTTCCTTCACGAAGTTGTAATGCGAGCCGGGAATCTGGAGCAAATCTTTGTCTATCGAGCAGATAACAGTATTGTTTCTTGCGCATTGTTCTATACCCAAGTAATCATCTGCTTCTGCATTGTCGCAGACGGTTGCGAACAGTCTTCCCACAAGATAGTTTTTACAATCATTGAGGTATGGGGGTCTGGCAAGTCCGATACGATTAGCCTTGTAATCGGGATATATGTCGTTCCGGAAGTTCTTAGAGTCTGATAGAAACATCTTGTATCTATCGCATCCGTGCGCTCTAAATATACCATCTAACATATCCTCGATTCTATACAGAGCTACTTTTAGGGGTGCGAGTTTCTGTCCGGTCTTCCAATCCCACGCGCTTGCTGCGCAACGATACGCCACTATGTCTCCGTCTATTAGCAAGAGTTTTTCCGATGATCTGATCCCATCCATCCTTGTATTCCTTGCTAGGAACTTTCGTTCGTATCGTCATCGTAATCATACACTCCAAATTTTTCGCAATGTTCCAACACCTTACGAGGGAACTTCCGCAGCAACTCTTCAGAAGTGATCTCCAATAGCAATACCAATTCCTCAGGGGGAATCTGGTTGTCTTCTGTGGTGAGATATACTCTGGTTAGAATTGCTGCGGAGTCCATTACTTAACCTTGCTGAACGTGATACCCGAAGTATGTAATCGCAGGGTTAGTACCATCCCACGAAGGAACATAGTCGGGCGACTTACGAATCAACTTGCGAGCGTAAGAACGCGCTTGCTCATACGTCTGGAACTTACGACGCAATGCCTTGCCTTGAAAGATAACTCGGAACATTTATAGTCTCCTATTTGATGATGTCTAGTACCTGTCCCGCCACTAACAGCGGGGTAACTTTACATACACGAGTGCGGATCATGGTTGCATCCTCAGGGCTGATCTCTGCTGTCTCTCCCTTCCAGACCGTGTTGGTCAGGTGCCACCGCTTGAGCTTGACATCGGGAGTATCCCCCTTATCTTCTTCAAGAGAAGCAGCCAAAGCCATAGCGATAGCCTTGCCCAATACAACGGGCTTCTGATCAGGCCCATCGAGGAGAGGTTCCCCATCGAGGTTCTTAAGAACAGTACTAAAATCTACTTTCATTCGACCTCCACAGATTCTTCAGAAGTTTCAGCAACAGGTTCCTGCACCCTAACGGAGTCAATGATAAACTGCTCAAGCTTAGCCGCCATCGCAAGAACATCCTTGATGTCAAGCCCAACCTTGTCAGTCTTCATCATTGCAATCGCGTTGCCCACACAGTTCTGACGGATAATCAGACGTTGCTTGGCAGCACGTTCCTCCTTTGTTTCGAAGTCACGAGAGGGGTACTTGTTGCCACCACCAGAGGATGATCCCCCAGACGAGTTGGCAGCGGGAGCATCCCCGGCTTTCTTGACTCCGACCCAATTCCAATACTCGCCCTCCTTGACAAGATCAACATCAAGCATCGTGCCGGGAGTGGCTGTCTTCAACAGGTCGAGGCCATTCTTGATACCGAAAGACATGACGTTACGACCTTTAATCTCACCTTTGTCATTCTTGTAGGCGACCTCAAGCTTCTCGTACTTCTTGCCGGGAATCTTGTGGGCGGTGACGCCGATCATTTGGATTTGCATGGGTTAATTTCTCCATTAAAGTTAAATTAAGATACTTAAAGATATATATATATATTATATCTTATCCATATCTTTATAATTACTACCTACTTCTATCTCTACCGTAATCGGTAGGTCAAACTTAGACTTGAACAACTTGAAAAAGTTCCCTTGAATATCACTAGCTGAAGCATTTAATTGCGTAACTACTTGATCTACAAAGGGTGCCGGGGTGTCCACCAGCAGGGAATCATGCACCGTCGCAGCCGGAACGCAGGGGATATTCATCCTCCGGATCTTGTTCCAGAAGCTTACCCTATACAGCAGCATCAGGTCAGCCCCGAAACCCTGCACCAGATAGTTCAATATATTCGTTCTGGGCCATCGCGGGTTGCCCCTAGTATCCGGGTATGTACTGAACCTGTAGGATCGTCCTGTGGGGCTAGAATAGCCTCCTGTGAGCATTACTTTGCGGAGGAGTTCCTCATGCCCTTGCCGGATACCATCGTACTTGGTATAAAATCTTTCTATAGCCCCCCTCCAATAATCTAATCGAGTGCTGGTCTTCATGAATTCAGGATCCTGAACAAAGGCATACTCCGTACCGCCATACAGGATGCGGAATACCAGAGTCTTAGCGATCAGTCTGGTAGGCAAGGAGAAAGCAACCCTATTGTTCTCATGGATATCCACCTTGTCAATGATCTCCTGTTGCATTACCTTGTCATTGAACAAATGTGCAGCACATACAATCTCAAGAGCTTTCACATCAGCGTTTACTAGCATTCTTGATCTCCATAGAGTCCGTAGTCCTCGTCAGTTCCTAAGCCAGCCGAAGCTAGGGCAGACTCATGATCTCCATCCATGCTGTCGTCATACCTGTCGTTATACTCGTCAACCATCAACGAGAAATCAACACCTTGGTTGACCCACATGATTTCACTATCAGGATAGAAGCGGAAGAATACATCTTCTGCTTCTTCCATAGTCGGAGCGGAAGTAACAAATATGTTAACTTCCCCGAGTCTCCCTCTTGGGTTTGTAAATAGAACCGTCCACGACTCCATAGATTTCCTCCACTTCCCAAGTACCAATCATGGTAAGCTTGGGATCAAAGTCACTCGGCCCTACCAGTTGAGTGATAGCATGGGCATGAGCCTCATCCTTAGCCTCAACGATAACGCTGTAGTATACAGGCTGCGTAAGCGTGAACCGTCTAATGGTAGACATAAGCTACCCTTGGAATTTCTGACCAGCAAGCTCGGCAAGCTCCGCAACTATTGCCTTGATTGCGGCTAGGGCATACGAACTCTGTGGTTCCTCGTTGTAACGACTCAAGAGTGCGTACAGTACTAGTGAATTTATAACTTCTTGTCGGTTCTCCGTTAACCATAGCCGCCGATACTCTGACCCGGAGGTTATCAGGAAAGCCGCCCGATCCAGCCAGAAATCTCCGAACGATTCCAACTTCGTG